TCTTGTAAATTTGCTGTGATGAGTCATATCCTAAAGATATAATTTCAACTTGATCACCTGCTTGATAATAGTTTGATGCTGTAGCATCATAAACCAATTCACCAAGAACACCAGTTACTTTAACTCTTATATCATTACCATCATTATCAATAGCAAATGCATAATCTGGAGTTGTTACTTCACTAGTAATTGGGATTTCAATAGGAGAATTTAAACCAAAGAATTGATTAGAAGACTTAGATGTGTATGTAATAGAATATTCAGTACTATCAATATAAACATTAAGTGTTCCAGAATCTGGAAAACTAAGAGCTGAGTCAACATCAATATAATCCTGCCCTAAACCAACTGCTGAAGTAATTGTTGTTTTAGGATGAACAGTAAATTTAAACAGTTCAATATCAGGATTATAATCAAGACTTAATCTATAATATGATTTGTTATCTTTAATAAGTTGTTCAACTGCCGTAATAGAACCAGTTGCTTTTTGGATTTTACCAGATTCATCTTGAAAAAGAGTTCTATTAACAAGATCTTCTGGATCTCCAGTCATCTTTTGTACTACAAGATCTCGAACAATTCGATAATCTGCATCTGATGGTTGTAATAAAAAGTCTCTTGGTTTAACAACTGATATATCAACACCAAAAAGTATCTTAAAAAGAATATCAAATGATGAACTAGCACCCTTTGCAGAGTAGAAATCTTTTAATCTAGAAACTATAACCTTCTCATTAACTTCCTCAAAGAATGATAAATCTTCAAATCCTGGTGCATATTGTCCTTTAAACTTTTTATAAAACTCAAATAAGAATAAAGAATTTAGATTATATACTACTGAACCACTAACATGTTCAGATACCTCAGTATCACTAAATGTTAAACTATCGTCTGTTTGCCCTTTATATGATGTTATTCCACTAAATCCTCTCTCACAACCAACAAATGTAGTTGGTGTCTTACTTTGATAAGTTATAACCTCACTATCAATCTGTATTAAACCATGAGTCTCAGGAAATCCTTGTGTATTAGTTACTGATATTACATCAGAAAATAAACCAACACCATCTGTGGTGTCGGTATAATAAACCAATTCAGATAAATTCTCTAATCTTACATATTGGTCAATATTATTAAGTATATCTGACGGACCACCAGGTTCCTCTAGAGATTCGTAATACGATCTAAGGAATCCTTGAAATTCGGGATAATTATCCCTAACAAAACCAGGAACCTGATCCTGTATTAGGTGACGGGCTTTTACTCTATTTTGCATATCTTTACAACCTTACGTATTCCTCGTCGGTGTAGCTAGATGATACTATATATCCCGATCCTGAGAGCTCTGCTCCAGAGGAAATTGTGTCAGAAACCATATTTATAGTTGATGAAGATGTACTTAATTGTAGATATAAATCCTGTTTTCCAATGATATCATTGGATAGAGGAATAGCAGAGACCTCAATTATTTGGTCTCCAGATGCCTTCTTGGTAGTAGCAGTAATATTTAGAGCGTTGATAGTAATCTCACCTTTCTTATAGTCGATTTTACCAGCATTCTGACGTACAACTACAGGAGTTTGTGTGGCATCTAATTTAAAAATAACAACAGTTCCAGTCATCATATCCTTATTTGGAATATCACTGAAGTAAACAGTACCAGTTATACCACTAATAGAGACTCCAGAACTCTTAAAGTTATAACCAGTAGCATTTTTAACATGGAATTCATTACCAAAACAAATCTCATATTCAGCAAACTGATTAAGTAATACCTTTAAATCCCTCCTTATACTCACGTTTGTAATGTTTGATGTAATTGCACGATCAGAGTCGTCAATTAATTTGAGGAATTTACTGTATTTGAACCTTGATCCATACTTATTCAAATCTGTAGATTCTGAATACATATCAATATTGGTTGATATAACACTTTGCAATTGCTGTGCTGTACCTAAGTTGATGTTATAGTAGACTGAAGTGTCATATTCAATATACAGGAACTTCAAATCAACAAATTCTGGGACAATTCCTGCTACCGCATACTTCTTAAGAGCAATTTTTAGGTTGTCTTTAATGTTGTTTGGTAAATATGTACCATTTCTTGGTTTTACGGTAATATAAACCTTACCAAATTTAGGAGGAGTTAACTCTTCACCACCATAAACAGAGACAGATTCAGTCTCAGGGAATATTTGAGGTAAAATTGTCTCATAATCAGTTGCTGTTACTGCCCTATTTTGAGATGCATAGACCCTAGGAGCAAACTTTTTAATAGAAGCAATAGTTTCAATCGCTGTACCACCACCAGATGACTCATCTGCAGTCACAATTGGAGAAGAAAGTTTAACAACGTTACCATTATTATCCTTTAATCTACCTACAAAGGTAAATTCAGACACTCCATTTGCCTCTTGTGCTACTGTAGTGATATATGAGGCAACAATATAGTTCTTATCTTGTAATTTTCTACCAAAAACACCGTCACCAAAGAATACTTCGTATCTTTGATCATCAATTTCGTTTAAAAAGAAGACATCATCGGTATTTTTTAGTTCAGTAATATTGTTTACGTACTTATACTTCCTAGTTATCGAACTTTCCTTAGATTCTCTTACATCTATTCTCAATAAACTACTATCAATGTTAGTATTATTGAGAATAAAGCGTTGATCTTTGTTTAAAGCATCATAAGTAAAGGTTTCTGTTAGATAAATGCCTTCATATATGCTTATTGCATCAAAAGAAGCAATACCACCCGATACAGGAACAGTAATATCCTCTGGAATAGAGAATGTATAACTCTGATTACCATAATTAGCAGCACTTGTTGCCACAATACCCTTTCTAAGAGTAATTGAAGTGGGATTTATATTTAAACTACTAGTAGATAAGAAGAATGATATCTTTGCTTTTGCAGCAACGTTAGATCTAGGTATATAACCGACATTTCTTGCTAATGATACAACGTTTTCTCTTAGTGTTGCACCATCAATAAACACCTCATTAGACAGCATATTGGCATTATATGCTGATATGTAAGTATTATATGCTAAAGTATCTAATAAGATGGAAAAATTAGACCCATCAAAGTCAAAATCAGTAAAGTCACTGTTAGTTCGCAGATAACTCTTTACCTGCGTTTTGATTTGGTCAAAATCTAAGTTTGAAAAATTTACTAATGCCATCTATCGAGTAGGTAATAAGACGAATGATAATTGTTGTGGTTGTACATCAATACCAATTATCAGATATATTAATGTCACATCCATTGCATTATTATCAAAATCAGGTATTACCTTTACATTATCAATAATTACCCTTGGTTCATAGTTTTTAATAACTGCTTCAATTTCTCGTCTTAAATTGTCAGCAGTAAATGAATCTACGTTCTCAAAAAGGAGTCTACTTACAGCACAACCCAAACTAGGGTCGAACATCTTCTCACCTTGTAGAGTCAATACAAGATTTTGCACAGAACGAGAGATAGCAGACTCATTTTTAAGCACTAGTAGATCTTTTGTAAGAGGATTCCTCTTTAAAGATAAACTAATGTCTTTGAATCCAACACTAGACCTCTCTACGGGCATGATATTTATTTAATACTTTATTTAATATCTATTTAGTCACTTCCCAATCAGTTATTTGCGTTGAAGGATCATAAAGTTCCTCTTTAGGCAAATCAACGTTCCTTTTTGCTATCTTTTTCAACTGGTGATCAGAGTCAGTCTCTGTAATTAGTGTTCTATTTTCGATTTCCATCAACATTCCTCTATATCCAAGACCTTTATATTTATCTTCCAAATTTTCGCTTATTAATACCGTCTAATTGTGCCTCTAAAACGACTTCTATGCTCCTTATATTATCATAAAGGTATTCTTCCCAATAATTGTCTTCTGTAAGGTCATATAGATGGGCAAGATGCTCTAGAGCGTACATTATTTTAGTTTGGTCGTTCATTCTCATTGGGATTATACTCGGAAGGGAAAGGATAGTGGTCTTTTTCGTGTAAAAGGTACATTTGTTGTTCAGTATTTAAATCAGGATACAATGAATGCCACACTAAATCCCCAGCAATACATATACGATAATCATCTGACGTATAACCAGGGAATACCATATGATTTATATCACTAGGGAAGAATAACATTGTACCTTCTTTAGTTTTATCTAATTTAAAATTACTTCTGTGGTGTTGACCCATAATATCGCTATAGGTAAACATAAAATCACTTGCATCAGGGTGCATATTAAAACCCTTCTCTTCATCTCTCCAATCAGTTGGTATCTTAACCCATATAACAAAACTGAATACTGCTTGATGATGATGCAAGGTTACATAGTCACCTGGTTTATTGATTCTAACCCAGAGTTTGTGTATACCTAGTTTATGTCTATGCGTACTTCTATCGTTTGCAGGTATATCCCATTTCTTTAAATATTCATCAACAGCATCATATGCTATTTTACCTATTTTACGTTCTGGATCTTCTAAAGGATATTGATTAAATCGTTCATCGTCTCGGTTAGGTATATTATTAACAGAATCTTCTAAATCTTTAATACTCTCATCATTTAGTTTTAATTCGAGTATACCAAAGTTAGGAATAGTAACGGATTCAACTTTATCAAAACTCATTGTTCCTGTAGTTTCTCTACGACTGTTTTTTCTTGCATTGGTGCTACATCATTAAGACCATTAGCATCAAACCAAGGTGCATCCTCCCAATCAAATCCTTCACCAAAAGTATTATCAGGTGATGCAACATACCAATGACACTTAGCGTCAGGTATATCTACAGCACACACTGCCCAATCATCTGCCCACTGTGGTACTTGTACCCACATGACTGCTACTATTAACATAGAGGATAATAATCCCCATTCTCTCCAATCGTTCATTACCATTCCCTCTTGAGTTGTCTGACATCAGTAACACCAAACATTGCTTTACACTTTGCTTCAGCGTCTTGTCTTAAGTTAGATTCGCAAACAAATTCTACCTTCTGTAATCTATTAGAAGGTAGTAGTATGTAAGCAGACCATTGGATGTCTTTCATATGACTAGTCCAATCCCCTAGATCGTTTCCATTCGGAATACATTTGACCGAATACCATTCCCTCATGTGATTTAATTGACGAACCATCTAATAACTCTATTTGCCTCTTACTTAATTTACCTTTTTTCATTTCTCTATATTCTTTAGGAAAACGAGCGATTGCGGCGGTTCGTTCTTCTGAATTCATCTTCCTTGTCCTTTATATCTCTTTTGTGAATTATTTCGAGACGTTGCGGCATATTTTGTATGCTTACCTTTTCCTTGTCGAGTTTTTTTGGGGATTGTCTCTACGAATTGGGAAGATCCCCATGCTCCTGATTTAGTTTTGACGGGCATTTTTATCTCCGTTGTGGTTGTACATCAATTTTGTCTGGGTTTATATTATTCTCTTCGTCCGAGAAAAAGCGGTCTGCTAAGTCTTGTAGAACTTCGCCCAACTCATCCTCAGTGAGGCACTGATAAAGTACCTCATTATCATAGTACAAGTTGTATAAGGTTCCAGCGTTCATTAGATGACCCTTGTCTTCTCGTGACCGACTCTGATACGAGGATCGCACCAAGTCTCAACGTCTGCTTCTTTGGCATCTAGACAGAATGAGACATCTTCGCCACACATGTCTTGTACTTTACCAGACTCAAAGACTTGCATCTTAGGAGCAAACCAAGGATATTCGAGACGTTCAAAGACACCCTTACGTATGAGAACCCAACCGAATCCTGTGTAATCGACAGTAAATGGTTTGCGACGTTTGCCCATAGACTCTACAGTCTCATGATTCATAACCCCACCGTTCTTACGGAAGTCATCTTCGTCTAACCAGTGAGCAACTGAAGTAGTATGCCCATCTTCAGTAGCATACCAACCTGCTGCTATCTCTCGCTCCGCTTGAGGAACACCTTCTTTGTCTGGACCAGGTACTGCGAGATCGCATAATTGCCAGAACTTCTCTGTGTTGAATACGATGTCACTATCAATCCATAACTGATAATCATATTTTAACTTACCATCCCAAGGAATTTGCTTAGGACCACGTAGTACATTAGCACCTAATACTTTGCATCTCGCAAAGTTAACCATTGAAGAGTAATCTTGTGAGATCTGAATACTCATGTTGTTCTGTACAAGATCAAAACTTAACTGTACAAAACTCTTTAAGAACTGGTAAGAACATCCTCTACCTGGTAAGCAGAAGACTATTGCTTTACCTTTCATTCTTTCTTTTATTGCATCAATATCCCAATCTGGAGCCTTTGCTTTAGGTGCTGCTGCCTTCACCGTGAATCCCTTTGCCATAACACTTGGTAATGTAGATCAATTATACTGTCGATAATACTATTTGTCAATAAGAACCATCTGTAAGTTCTTTGTTTACTTCATTGTCTAGTTCTTCATAATCTAACTTATCTGGGTTATCTTTAATTTTATCTTCCCAATGTTTATGGAATGTCTCTTCAGACACACAGGGGGCGATACATGTTTCTTCGTCGTAGATATGGTAGATTTTATCTGGCATGAGTAGTAGGAGTAACAACTTAGATTATCTAAGGAGGCACGAACTGTTAATGAATGAGTTTACTAGACCCAGACCGTTCTGAATGCCCATAGTATATATCAACCCTTTTGGGAGGATTTTTTTCCTGAGAATTTTTCTATATGTATTATAACATACACTCGATATTGACTTTTGTAGGTTAGGGTCTCTATCGTTTTTTATTTCGCACGGCCGCTTCGCTAATCGGCACACCCCCTTAAATCACTGTCAAATACGACTACTGTCTAGAGACGTGTTATCACGAATGACTATAACGAATCGGTGTAGACATAGCGAACGGCAACGCCTACTGTATTTCGACGCATAAAAAAAACCCCTCCCGATTGGGAGAGGCGGTTGCACTCTTC